GTAATATGCCAAACACTTATTAGTGTATCGGAGGAATAATGAATTACTCAATTGAATTGACAAAGACAGAAGACATGGCATTATCATATGCCGCCGCATCTCAGCAAGATTGGATTGATAATGTTGTACATAACAGATGCAGAATTGCAATAGATGATATTGTACAGATTGCAGTTCAAAAATTTATTGAAGCAGGAGAGAACATGCCTGGAGATAAGGATCAGATCGTAGAGATAGCATTTGAAAGAGGTTGGGTGAAGACAGGCAAACAAATAAACGAGGAAAGAGACAATGGCTAATCTAGTCATGGATGGAATAACATTAGCAAGTAAGTCAGGCTCTAATATAAGTTTACAAAATATTAATTCTGCCTCTTTTAGTAGTGCCTCTTTTAGTAGTGCCTCTTTTAGTAGTGAACTTACTATTCCTTCTGGTACAACTAGACCAAGCAATCCATCAGTAGGTTCAATTTTTTACAATTCAAATATTGATAAAAATCGTTGTGAGTTGTATGTTGGACAAGATCAATGGATACCATTATGGTACAGATATCATTGGATGCGACCAGAAAAATCTTCAGGTTATAGTGGGGGACTTCTTTCTGCCGATGGACAAGTTTGGTTTTCAGAAGTTGCTACAAAAAACAATTATTCGGCAGTAATTTTAAACAGAGTTTTTCCAGGAGATTTCACCGTTATTGCTAGTTGGGGTCGTGATTATGATGGTATAGGAATGGTTTATCGTGATAATGCAAGTCTTGCTGATTTTCGTAGTGATTCGTCTGATGGTAATGGTTTGTATTGGGGTAGTTTAGCCGTATCTGGTTTTAGGGATTACACTCCAGCATATGGTTTTTTAGGTCAATATCATGCTCCGATTACAAGTGGAGGATCTGATACATCTCTTGTATACTTTAAATTACAAAGAAGTGGTAATGTTTTAACTTTACAATA